GCAGACGTTTCTGATAATGTCCTTTCTAATAATTTTATGGCTGATTGGACTGGGACTAATGACCATTTTCATGGCAATAATATACTCGCTGGTGAGCATGATAAGTCTCGTGAACAAACTATCACTCTATCGGATCATCTCTCGTCTATGGAAATCCAAGGAGTAACGTCTACAGAATTTAATGCAGAGGTTTGGTTCTGGAATAATTACAGCCAGTCAGTAGATTTAACACAAGAGATAACAGATTCTGATGGTCTTACCTATAGCAATACTATTACTATGTCTGGTGATTGTGGCACTTTTAATGGCTGTGGTTATGAAACTTCACCTACCAATAAAATTATTATTAATGATGTTGCTAGTGATTACGATATTACGACACGATTTAGTTTCTCTGTACCCTCCAGACCTAATAATCATTATGCGGCTGATGTAAAAAATCCTTCGTTAGTTGTTAATTACAATCCATTGTCTATAGATTTATCAACTACAGATGATTTGTTGTTATGGCTTGATGATTTCGAGGAGTCATTTAGCCAAGAGTTTAGTGAGCCAGACTTTTATATTATAGATGATGTGTTTGAAGAAGAAGAATTACTTTTTAATGATTACTTTTTAATGGAAGAACCTAGTGTAATTTTTGTACCAGAAGAACCAACAGATTTGCCAGATATAATGTTTACAGATGAGGGGCCTATTTTTTTTTCTCAAGATGAAATGGTAGTAGAAGAGTTAATGACTGTAGAAGAGATGAGAGATGAGATCATATCTGATATAGAAACTATGATGCCTGAAATGTCAGAAGAAATGAAAGAAGAATTAATAGAAGAGATTATGGAAGAGATGCCGACAGAAGAACCAGAGGTTATTGAAGAAATAATTGAAGAAGAAATTGTTACGGAAGAAGAACCAGAAGTTGAAGAAATAGAATCTATTACAAAAGAATCAGAGTCGGAGGAAGTAAACACTAAATTTGTAGATTTAAAATTAAATGAATCTAATCCAGAGGTTGTGCTAACACCACTAGATGTTGTGGTAAAGATTGACCAGATATCTTTTGATAAGTTAGTTGAATCACAGCCGATACTATTAGATAGTAATTTTTATGAGCCTGTAATTTTATATCCTAATCAGTTGAGTTACGTAGATAGTCGTGATATATATTCTAATGTAGTTTATGTTGCTAATGATTCACTAACTAAACATAATTTTAATGTACAGGAAAACCAGAAGCAAACATTTAAACTGCAGTATAAATTAAGGAACATGACATGGATGGATTGAAAAAAAATCTTACAGGTATAGTAAGTTTAATCGCAGTAATAGGTGGTATAGGTGCTGGGTTCACTACATATGGGCAACTCATCACAACTATATCTGTGCTTGAGGAAAAGATAGCAGATCTGGAATCAAAAGATTATGTAGTAAATCAGACTGTTGATCTAACAGATATTAATAATAAAATTAATTCTAACTATGAATCAGTATTAGATAGAATTAGTGATGTGCAAAAAGATATTGGTAAGAATAAAAACAATCTTGATGTACTTTCAACACGTACAGATCTGCTTGATAGTTTGTATGAAGATTTAAATTTGCAAAACAGTAACCCAATGTTGAGATAATGTATGGAGATTACGATAACTGGACATATAACTATAGAAAGGAAGAGTTAATGTTAAATAAACTAAAATTAATCGCAAATAAATTAGGCGTGAGTAGCCTATTTGTAGAAAGATGTGGCTGTGGGTACAGAAAGTACAAACGTGCTGTATGGGCTTCTCTGATCGTTCTAGGGGTTATTCTCTTTTTGCTTTAGTTTTTCTTTGAATGGTGGTTCATATTGATAATGTGAACGTATCAGATCTAGGAATACATCCATTCTCATAGCAACTATGGGATCATCATAGTCTTGTTTCATAACCAAAGCATCAGCTTTACCCATCCAATTTAATATAGTTTTAAAACCAGATCCTGTTTTACGTGCCTTGACTTCAAGTATTAAATTCGGATTCTTTATTGATATGTCATGAGGAAAATCTGCTAACGCACCAGAAAGAGGTTGACGTTTTGCATCAATCCCCTTTCTGTTTAAGTACTTAACCAGTTCATTCTCTACTCGATAACCTTTTCTTTTAGATGCTGAACCCCCCATTAATCCCTCACTAAGTTTTTATCTATAATAGGATATATACTTCTACTCTCGGTTGTATTCCCAATACGAGTTACTAATTTTTTATGCATTAAATCTTTGATGATTCTATATGCATTTGATGTACCACCGAGATCACAATCTTGTGATATCTCATTGTAAGTAGGACTGATTTTATTTTTAGCAACGTATTTAATTAGATAATTATATACTTCAGATTGTCTTTTCGTTAATGCTTTGAACCTCATACGTTCAATACTTTGTTCAGTTAGTTCCATTGTTATCTCCTAGAATGGTATGTTGTCTAATGAAGTATCTTCTTTTGTTTCTTGACTGACTGAAGGTGGGCCATCTGATTTACTATCTAAGAGTTCCATTTTACTTTCAAACTTATCTAAATGTATTTCAGCTGTTTTTGTTTTGTGTCCATCTTTTTCCCATAGATTATAGGTAAGTCTACCTTGCAATAATATTTTACTACCCTTGCTCGTGTACTTACTAATGGTATCAGCAATCATGCTATCCCATACGATAACCTTATGCCACTCCGTCATCTTTTCACCACGTATTTTTTTATGTGTTGCAAGATTTAGTATGGCAAATTTATCTCCATTATCTCTGGTTTTTATTTCAGCATCTGCTCCTAGATTACCGATAAGTGTTATTACATTATACATTAATTTTCCTTTCGAGTTGTTCGTATATTGTTTTTATATTTTGTACCCACTTCATATGGGTACTGCTTCTTAATTCCATGAAAGATATGAACTCGCTAGGCAAAGGCAGTTTACGATACCTTGTTGTTTCAATAAAATGATAAGCACATTCTTCTAAGAATATTGCTGGATATTTTATCAGTATTCTAAAGTACTGTTGCAATCCAGCATCATTAGGTACATCACAAGAAAGAGTACTAGCAATAGTTTCTAATATTACTGCTATATCTTTATTGGTTGCACATCTAATTCTATCTTCCCAAATGGGAATTAAATCTTTTATCTCTTGGTCAATGTTTCTTTGTAGATAGAAGTCTTGTTTCTGCTGTCTGTTTTTTATCTCGTAGATTCGCATTATCATAGAGTCGTTGACGTCTTTCTCGAACAAACGTGGGACTGTCTGTTTTTTTAGAAAATCTTTCTCGCTTGTAGATAACTGCATTTCGCATCCACTTTCTGTGTAAGCTTCCCCAATCGGTTGCAGTCTTGTTTTGAGATCTGTAATAATCTCTGAAGTTTTGATATTCTGTGGCATGGTCTATCTCCTTAAACTCTTCACTTATCTCTGTTATAAATTCTTCTGTTGGTTGGTAGTAATCTATGATGATTGCTTCAGCTGATAGATTGAAATATAAACCTAATGCTTCGCACCAATTAATAAAGTTACTTGCATTTGGTTGGCAGTCTTGCCGTTCCCATTTGCCTACGTTCTTTGTATCAACACCTATCTTATCGCTTAACTCTTCGATAGTAAGTTGCAAGTATTGTCTACGTTGTTTCAGTAGTCTGATTATTTCTGAATACATTATTGTTCTCCTTGTTGTAGGTTTGATTCACACCGACAAGAATATCTTGGTAAATTATTTTGAGAGTATCGTAATGCATATTAGAGTGCATCTGAAGAAACTTCAAGTCTAATGAATACATATTCCATGTATCGGATATCTCTTGTTCGGTTACTGAATTAACTAATCGTTCGTATATCAAATCAAATTTTTGTTGTATATCTAACATGACTATACCTTCGGTGCATTTTCTATGTGGTCTTGTGTAGCAGATTTTTTTAGCTGTTCTACATAACTGTTGTTGTCGAATAATCCCATGAATACATCTGCATTTAAACCAGTATGTGAGAAAGCTTTAGTCAATGCATTAGTCATAGCACTCTTTGCACATTCTTTATCAATTTCACCTTTACTATTTTTCAATGATGCAACAGCACCTATTGGACCAAAGCTTCCCCACTCATTGTTATCTTGTGAGTATATATGTAATGTAACTTCGGCTACAACATAAGTATCATGGTATACATAATCAACATTATACTTCCAGCCTTCACCAATAGGTCCATACAATGCAGTCATATGCATAATTTGATACATGGCATCAATAGCTGTATATCTACCAGCTTTTTTAGTAAAGACTGGATCTGTTTTAAATCCAGCTTTAAATTTTTGTAAGTTAGTTTTATATTTTGGATCATCAAAAGTTTCACCAATCCAATCAATTATTCCTGACATTTTATGTTTCTCCTATTGTTATATTATGTATTATATCTTACTCTCTTATGACTATATTATCAACTGTTTTTATCTGGTTCTGTTTTTGTTAACACATAAGACCAGAAAGCTTTTTGTGCAGTTTCTAATTCTTCAATGTACTTATCATCTCTTTTTATTATGTCGAACATATGGGCCCTGTTACCAAATATTCCAGATATGATTGCTTGTTTTGAATCAGTTACATTGATGTAATGTTGTATTTGTGGGTAATAAGTTTCAGTTAAATCAGCTAATGTTTTATTTTCACTCGTGTGTTTACATTCGATAACACATTGATGTTCATCTATATATCCGTCAAGGTGTGCATATAAAAGTAATGATGTAGTAAGTGATATTGTAATAGTTTTGGTTGCTGGTTCTGGTTCGTATGTAATTTTTTTACTCGTGTCTATATGTATGCCTTTATTAGTACGTTTATTATCAGTCAATAATTTTTGTGTAAGACAATGTAAGTTAAATCGCTCTGTAAATATACCAAGTTGCACATTAAATTTTTTATCTAAATTTGGTGGATCAATATCTCCAACTTTTAATTTATATAATGTATACCAATCTTGAGTAATCATTAGGTTGTAACAATCGCTACCACCAATCCCAACACTTCTATTTTTTTTAACGTCTTTTGTTATTTCCATTTCTTTAATCCTTTTGGTTTAAATATCCAATCAACTTGA